ATTCTAATGGGCTCATAAGTCTTACTATATATCTGTACCCATCAAGGGGATGATCCCAATAAAAAGTTCTTCTTTTACCGGCTCCTTTTGTCTCACTGTGCCAAAAACCCATTACTGTTGCGTGATCCGCTGGAGAAATATATTTCCACTGTAATTTCACATCGAAAAAATTATTTGCTGATACTCCAACAACTGAAACTGTCTCATCATGAAACTCACGCACTACCTGACTTTTGTCACCTGTTTGGGGTAACGTTGTAGTTGGGTTTACGGAAAACACCGTTGTTATATAGTCAGCCGTTTTACCATCTAAGTAATTATACATTAGCTTATCGTTCCGCCGTTATTGCCAGCGACTATCCATCCGCTTGCAGACCAAACAAGTGTGCAGCCTTCTCCTGCTGCCGCAAATGTTATCTGAGTTCCGCCAACCATGTGAACAGGGGTTATTTTCCAGGTATCGGAAGAATCTCCTTCTACTTCACAAACTATCGTTTTTATTTGCCCGGTTGCGCCATCAGCGAGAGTAACGTTATCAAGGTCTGTATCACCATTAGTCGTAACAAGTGTAAGCGCCGTAGTTATGGAAGCGGCAACTCCTTCGCCCGTTGCTGTAATGGAATCCGGTGCTTGAAATAGCGCTCCTGTCATACTAATTGTGGCTATAGCCGTTAAACTACTTATGTCTGAATTAGCCCCACTTGCTGCGGCGCTAAGAGTCCCACGCTGTGCTGCTGCATCAGCATCGTCAAGTAGCGCACGTCCAGCAGCGGTGCAAACAATTTCTTCTGTTGCGCCAGCGCCAGCCGTACTCCGTCCAAGAAGTTTGTCTGTTGCACTAACATCTTGGATTTTTGCATACGTTACTGCTTTAGCTGTTATAGTCAAAGCGCCGCTTCCGGTAACTTCGCCAGAGTGAGTGGCGTTAGTTACTTTTAACGTATTCAAGTCAACTGCTGTTTTAGTTGTGTCGAAGTTCGTGTCAATTGCCGCCATCATTAATTTCGGAGTCATTAATGAGCTAACGTTATCGATTGTTGTAAAAGTCACAGCCATTTTTAATTCCTTTTAATATAAAATCTTTTACGCCCAATAAGTTTCATACGTGTCCCATGTTTCAGTATAAACAACCCACGCGGAGTCATAAACAGTTCCTCTTATCCCTTCCACTCTCAAAGTGACCAGAGACACGGATAAATGTCCAACTGGATCATACGCTGATTTTAAAGGAGTCATAAATCTAACCGTATAAATACGCTCGTCAACTGGGTGTAACCAATAAAAAGTTCTTCTTCTACCGGCTCCTTTCGTTTCATCGAACCAAAAGTCCATCAGGGTTACATGGTCAACGGGAGAGATGTATTTCCATTGTAGTTTTACATCAAAAAAATCACTTACGGATAACCCGATCACAGAAACATTACCGTCATCTAAATCGTGAACCACCTGTTTCTTTTCACCTTTCTGTGGCAAAACAGTAGTTGGGTTTACAGAAAACGTTGTTGTCGTGTAATCTGCTGTTTTACCATTTAAGGAGTTATACACGTGCCACTCTCCTAATCTGCGTTTGGGTTTCAGGATCGGTTCTGATTATTTCTGCCGTTACATTTTTTAACTCTCTGTCACCGATGAAGACCCTGACCTGGGTATCACTGCTTCCACTGTCTTTACTTACAAGCTGTTGAAGAAGAGCTTTAACATCAACCATGTCTGAGTCTGTTGTAATGTGTTCAACACCGTGAAAAGTAGTTGGGAGCGTATACCCAGACATCGGTCCTGATATAACTCCGCCGCCAGCAAAGGAATTGATGTTGGCTGCTTCCATAAAAGCATCTCGAAACTGGTCCAGCGGCCTGTTTCCACTTTTTAAAGCTTCTACCCAATAGTCAAAACCGGGTTGATCAATCATACCTGGGTCTGTGCCAAATTCAGTTCTGCCGATACTATTGTAAGCATCTAACACTACTGACTCTATGGCGTCGTATCCACCAGAATTCCACCCATCGTCGGTCTCGCGGGAAGTCACATCTGGGGTCCACCCGGGGATTTGTGCCAATATCTCATAGAGGTCTGCGAGTGTTTTACCACCTGTGATTTCATCCGCCATTGATGTTGAGTCGGGTAATGCTCCCTGTAAAGCAAAAAGATCATTCAAAACTCTTTCCATTGCCTTCGGGTCACCGTAATCGGATATAAAATCAAGATAATTATTTGCGAACCCTGTAAAATCAGAAACTTTAGTTGGGTCTGATTGGGCATCTGATAACAAAGAAGCGTACCTTTCTTCAAAATATGCTTTTGATTGAACGCCCATGCCAGAACCACCCATGATTTCATCAATGGTCGCCTGGATATTATCAAAAGCTCCTGAAAAATCATCGACAGATTCCGCTGCGTCCTCTATGGACCAAATAAACTCTTGTAATGGGTGTAGCGAAGTGTCTATCGATGCAAGTTCTAACGCTTTACCAATATCTGTTGCGAGACCTTCCTCGCCCAAAGCTGATAAAGCTCGAATTTCAAGGTTCTTTATCGTCTTGCTCTGATCTTCAAGATAGCTGTAATATTTATCAGCAGTCTTTGAAAAGTCCAGTAGTTTTGCGTAAAGCTTTACTCCAGATTCAGTCGATAAGTCAACGGCTTCTATTGTCTTTCTATAAGCGTCTCTTGACCCAGGTAAAGCGAGCCCAACAGCGTCCAGTGCTGATGTAAGATTTCCTTTAATACCTGCTTGTTTTTCAATAGCAGAATAAAAATTATCATAAAAACTCTTTACATTTGTCTGGAATGCGTCCAGCCCACCGGATAGTTTTACAAGCTCTTGACTTAAGATCAATGCCCTATCCCCGGTACTTTCAAACCCAGTCCCCAGCTTTTCCGTCGCCCCTCTTACAACTTCCAATTCGGTGAGTACTCTGATCAGACTTTCAAAGGCACCTTCTCCTATTTCCTGAAACTGTTGAATGGTGTTACCGTACAGCCCTGCTGCCATTTCATCTGCAAGCTCTGAAAATTCTTCAGATAGCTTTTTAGCTATCTCTTCGCCATCCAAATCTTTTAAATCAATTTTATCAATTTCAAATTTATAATCGCTAATTGCCTGGTCAGGGGCAATTCCTGTCCCTGTGGAAAATGCCTCGGCGGCACTTGCAAAACTCTGAAGAACTGCCGTGAATGAATCTAAGATATTTTGATCTTCTACTGTAGAGATCCCCACTCTTCCAGTCGTGCTGTCTGTCCCAAACCACCCACCAGTTTCAAAAATACTGACATCTTGAAATGACTTTAACTTCCCTGCAAGATCCCCAGATACAAGCTCTGATATTGCGACCGGGTCCAGAATAAACCCTGCTGCTTTTAAAGTTTCTGTGATATCCCCACCGAAAGCATTTCCTAAAATACCCCCTATTGCTTTCCAAACATAACCGCCAACGTCTGCGGCAATTGCAGAAAGGTAGTTAACACCGTCATCATAAGCTTCGTCCCACGCGGTTTTGATATCTCCAAGCTGTAAAGATTCATCGATGTTTAAAGAAGCCGCATTAAACAATCCATATGACCTCACAATATTTGTTGCTATAGAAGTTATGTTATTATTAAGATTAACCATTTCATCATATATGCCTGACAGCATGTCATACTGATCAACGTCGATTTTATTTAGCATTTCAAGGCTATTGGATATAGAAGCACTACCAAACCCTGCTGCCCCACCTAATACTGTACTGTCCTCTAAGGTTACAACTAATGGGGGAGGCGTACTGCCCTCATCACCGCTTAATCCCTCTAAGATAGAGTAGACTGCGCCGACATATTGAACACCCTTCATCCAATCATAATTAGCTGTTTTATTACCTGCGTCATTTTTATTCCAAGAATCGTGTAACTCGCCTGATGAATCACTGAATGAATCAATAATATCGTTTATAGAGTCATTTATTTTGCTGCTGAACCCATCTGTCCAAGTGACAAGCATCTCCGCTGTTGTGTTATTAAAAGTCTTTACGAGACTTTCGTTGAATGACTCCCAATCCTGCATCTGCCCATCTAACAAATCACCCCAAAAGTCAGCGGAAATGTCATGGATGTTATTGTACATATGCTGATTGATGTCTTCTACTTCATCGGCTGTTTTTTTCCAGATAGCTTTTTGTTTTTTTCCACTGTTCTTAAGCTCTTTTTCAAATTCTTTAACTTCTTTTGCAAATCTTTCATCATCAGTCAGGAGTATAGAGTCAAATAACTTTTCAACTGATTTACTAAGCGCTTCCGCTTTTTCTATACCTTTTTCGACTTCTTCGTTAAATACCCTAACCCCTTCTGCAAACCTCTCAGCATCAGTTAAAAGTATGGTGTCAAATAAGCCACTGACTGCTTTTTTAAACTCCTCGACTTTTTTTGCCCCTTTATCTATAGTCTTCTCAAGTGTGGTAATCACTTTTTCAGCGTTTTCAATTATGTCAACTCTCGCTCCTTCCATCTCTCTATAGTCAACAAGACCCTTTTTAAGTGTGGAAAGTCTATAGGTATCCTTTCTTTGAATAAGTTTAATCTGTTCTTCTTCAAACTCTTTAAACATTTTTTGCTTTTTTACCATCCTATCTTTTTCATTCGACCACGTTTGCGTCATTGCCTTTTCAATATTCGCGGCATCGCGGAGTCTTGTGGCATTAGGTGATGTCAAACTTGGCATAATACTCATTGTACGGTCAAATACAGGGGGGAGGACAGTAGGGAAATAAAATTCCTTCATTGCTTCTAAAAGTTTTATAACATCTTCCCCGGCTGAAGCTATCTGTTTCACTTTATTGAGCATCCCACCCAGAAAACCTTTCACAAAATCTGACTCACTTAATTTTGTGCTAATGGTGATAAGGTCTCCAAGTATACTGGCGAGGTCTTTAGCGCCAGCTAATACTTTTGGATCTTTAAGTGTTTCACCTAAACTTAGCAAAGACGTCGTAACATCGTCCATGAATCCAGAATCAGCCATTTCGTTTTTCAACCTTTCCCATCCTTCAGCTAACTTATTAGAAGCTTTTACCGAAGCATCAATCGTACCGGTATAGTTTTTTCCTAAAGCTTTTCTAAATTTAGGAAGAAAATCATCAGCGAAAACTTCACCCGCGCTAACAGCTTTATCAAACGCCTCCACTGTCATACCCATGGCTTTTGCACCTAACTGAAACGCGCCAGGGATATTATCCCCAAGCTGTCTACGGATTTCTTCCATAGACACTTTACCTTTTGACATCATTTGTTCCAAAGCAAGGAATGACAGCTTCATTCGTTCATTAGACAGTCCTAAAATGGCCCCAGCGTTCGATACTGATTCAAAAATTGCTTGGACTTCCCGCATGGGGAGTTTTGATGATTGGGCAGCAGCTAAAAACCCTTTATATCCTTCCCTCATAGTAAAAAAGTTTAACCCAAGTTTATCCGCCGTTTTACTTATAAATTCAAACTGCTTGTCCGCGTTTGCTACAGAATCCGTTATTTCTTTGTACGCGTTTTCAGCAACTTTTGTGGCAATGCCAGCTTCCCATATTGCTCCACTCATGTTTTTAATAGCGTACACTGTCGTACCTGCGGCAAGACCTATGCCTAAAAACACCCCTTTCATAGAAGATATTGAACTCATCACACCACTGGGGAACATCTTTGCGGCTTTTATTTTTGCTTCATCAAACTTTTTATTCATCTTATTAGCTTCATGTCGAGCTTTGTCAAACTCATAAGCTAATTTTTTAGTCTTAACAGCAGCTTTACTAAACGCCTGATTCATACTCAATGCTTCATTGCGCATTTTATCAAACTTTGCGTTGTTAAACTCAGCATTCATCTTCTTTGCTTCGTGCCGCATTTTAACATAAGCGGCTTCCAGACTATCCGCCATCTTCAATGCTTCATGATGCGCTTTTGATAAAGCGTAAGTAGCTTCTTTCGCTTTATCAAAAGACTTATTCATCTGTAACGCTTTCGCTTGAACTTTATTAAACCCACCAGATAATTTAAGAGCTTCCTTTTCTGTATGACCCATTTTGACAGCAAGACCGTTAATTTCTTTAGTTGAGAGCCCTGCTGCTTTGGCAACATCTTTCATTGCTTTTGCCGAAGTGTCCCACGCTTGTTTTTTAAGCATTTTTTCATTTAAAGCTACAAACTCTTTTCTTGTCAATCCGAGTTCTTTTCTCAGCTTTAGATTAGCTCTGTTAATAGCGTTTGCAGAAACCTTAAAACTCTGCTCAGGAATCTTGGCTGTTTGAGCGAGCTGCTTCATACCTGTAGTTAGGGTGGAAAGGCTCTTACTCGCTTTATCTGAAGTTATGCCAGCGTTTAAAGCTTCGCTGATTACCTTTGAAGAAGACTTTGCTTCTGTGCGAAGAGTACGCATTGACTTATCAAAAAGCTTGGTATCTGCGGAAACTTCGACATAGATAGAACCAACACGACTCACATGGAACACTCCTTGCCCAAACCAAGAACATCATAAATGAATATCTCAGACACCCTAATATAACGAAACGGTGGGTCGCCTTGGTATAGGAACTCTTTATACTGTCTTTTAATGACTACACTTTGATCAAGTTTTCTCATCTATCTTTTCCTCTTAGCAGCTTCAGCTTCGTTCATCTTGTTTATGAAGTACCTCCCTAAATGAAGAACTTTTTCAAAAGTATCAATCCCGTATTCTATATGGTACAACTTCATTGCTTCATGTACAGCCACCTGATTCAACGCCACTGGACCACCCATACCCGACATTATGTATTGATCCTGAACGAGGGCGTATATTTTTTCTGCGTCCTCATTTTCTGGCAATACGGGAGGCACACATATGAGACAACCAACAGGGTCAAAAGCTTCTCCTTTTAACTTTTTACAGGTTTGGCAGGACGGCTTTTCCTTGAGTCGCTCTGCCCTTTCGACAAATTTACGGTCACCTTCGCTGTTCGCTCCTCTTCCAACTCTCCAAGTTGAACAAGGCAATTGGATACAAACTGAGAAAACCCAACGTTCTCAAGCATAAGTGTTAACTTTGTTTCGGTGTCACACACAAGAGGTTTACCGTCATCATCTTCTAAATTGTTCCACTCAACAATAGTGTAGTCCCACAGCATTTCAGAAAACTTGTCATCGTTAGTATCGGTGAACTCGAACCGTTGACCGTTCTTATATTCGGTCTTATTTTTAACACATTTTTTCTGGATCTCCAAGCGTTTAACTTGGTTGACCGCACGAATTCGGATTTCACCAGAATCAGGATCGTCTTCATTAAACTTAAACCATGCGCCAGGGTTGGGTTCTTTAATCGAAAAAACTGTTGCCATTGAACTTTCCTTTCTTTTATAGTGTTGTATTCTGAGGAGAGGTTATCTCTCCTCAGAGTTTTAGTTAGACCGCACGTACCATCACGCCAGAGACTTTTGCAGTAAAGGAAACAGTACCCAATCCTGACTTGTCCATGCCGATATTGAAAGTGGTAATTGTTACAGTACTCAACACCGTTGGCATGAGAACTGAATATGCTCCAGGGGCAAAATGCCCGGTTGTCTGACACGGCTCAAAATAACTGGTGTCGTTAATGTATAGCCTCAGATCTGCAAGTTTTGAGTTATACAGGTTTGCTTGTTGCAACATATCCTGCCCAGTTGCATCCGTTGGATCATAATGCCCATTAAAGGACACAGAACCCCCGTCCTTCATACCATATTCAAATGTTTTCCAATCATCGTTAAAGGCACTCGCATCGAACTCTTCTGTCGAAATACCATCCAAAGTCCACGTACCCATACCTAAGACGGTAGATGTTCCGAGCGTTACCTTTCCATCTTTACCAACTATTGCCATAATAAAATCTCCTACATTTTAGGCTTTATCTGTTTACAAACTTGATGTAAAAACCGATTAACTTCAACGGTAGTCAAATGCCCTACCTCAATTGACGTATCAACAAAAATACGAAGGCCCGCCCGCCTTGCTTTGCTGCAAAAATAAACATCCTCCCCAACAGTATGCCCATCTACTTTCTCAAAGGCAAACCATGGGTGTTCCACTCTATCAAAAACTGCCATGTCAAACAAAAGGCACCCTGTTCCAGTTGCATCTATCTCAACCAAATCCCCGGAATAAGCTTCTTCATCTGGGATGCTTTCATACTTTCCAATATCCCCTCGTAAAAAAATTGGGTCAAAAGGCATCCACCTTCTATGCACTCTAACCCCGCAAATATCCACTTTATGAGATAGTAACTTAGTAAGAGTGTTGGCAGGATACGTCTGATCGGTATCGAGCATCAGTAAGTACTTTGCTCCTTCCAGTTGAGCCTGTTCTATCAAACTGTTCCTCGCATCTGCTAAACTGCCCGAAAAAGGACCGTGGGGGAATTTAGGGATCAGCAGCGCATAAGAATCAGGTTTATCCATACAAGCGTAACTTGTAAAAAACTGAACTGGGACCTGTGTATCGACCAAAGGAAAACCAATCGCTATTTTCCCCCCCATTCGTTCTCTCTTACGTCGGATGTATGTTGTCCTGTCCCTCTCAAGTTTATTATTTTTATAAGCGGCTTTATAAAACTCGTCATTAAGTTCCGCTCCGTAGTTAACAGGGTGGTAGTGCTTTACCCTTGCCCCCATAGCAATGATTCTTCGCCCCAGTTCTTTAGAGATGTCACTTAATTCATCGTCACAAAAACAATGTTCATAGGCCATGTTGAAAAATTGTCTGTCTGGGAGTAACCCAAGCATCTTTTTATGAGCCATCCAATGAGCACGATCATTCCCCGGATGGGTCCAAACACCGACAACCCCAAACCAGTTATCATCAACAGTAGAGAGTGTATATTCTAATGCCCTCTCAAACCCTTCTTCAAGTTCGGTATCGTCCCCTAAAAAAAGAACCCATTCTCTCGTTGTCTCTTTTGTGAGCATATCTACCATCGCGGGGCAACCTATTCTCTCTGTGTCAAATGCAGAAACAATCTCCGCATTTGGCAGATGTTTCTCTACTGACCCAATACACCGTTTTGCTGAGTCGGGGCGTACCACCGGAATAATGACACTTATCTTTTTTGACAACTCAGAAGATGGCCCCGGTGTCAAAAAAGTATATTCAATTTTTTTGAGATAAGGCTTCAACTTTTCTACTTGGTCAGCGTAAAGAAAATTCCCTTCTGTGTCCCCAATGGCGTGAACGTCACAACTCACAAAACAAAAAGATGTACACCCCATATATTCTGCTAACTTGACCGCTGTCGCTAAAGAAAATTCATTATGTGCCATACCGAGTTTAGCCCAATTAAATACGTGCCTTGGGGAATAGTCTTCGTAGCAGTATTTAGACTCGGCTTCATGCACAAGTAGAATTGCTTTCTCAGGTTTAACCATCTTGCAAAAATCTAAACTGCATTGTCCCCTAAAATCACACTCTGGGTTTTGGTTATCTTGTTGTTTTATCCTCTTACTCCCCCCGTCTTTCACCATTGCATATGTGGCGTTGGGTAAACCCAAAGGCTCAACTTTATAGATGGCATGGTTTAGGGTGATAACAATCCCTTCTCCAATGTCCTCTTTTGTTAAATGCTGTAAAGATGCCCCTTTCCCAACTATCCAAACTTTTTGTCCTTCGTGCTTGTTTCTAAGACTTTTCAACGTTTTTCCTTTCAATTATCCAGTTAACGGTTTTTTCTAAAGATTCATTAAAACCTTTAGGTGAAACCCACCCGAGTTTACTAATTTTTGCTCCGTCTAAAGCATACCTTAAATCGTGCCCAGGGCGAGATGAATGAAAATCCACCATTTTATAATTTAATGGTTTGCCAACTATTTTGGCAATTTCTTGTGCCAAAGTTAAATTGTCTATCTCTCGCTCACCCACTATGTTATACTGTCCTTTTGAAGCGTCAATGTTATCTAAAACTTCGGTACCGTTTAACAGCAAAAAACTTACTGCGTTTGCAACATTTCTGGCATGGATGTAGAATCTTGTCCCGGCTTTTGTTTTACTTGCATCAGCGTGAATTGTGACAACTTCTCCATCAAGTACGTACTTAATGATTAGCGGGACAAACTTTTCTGGATGCTGTCGTTCCCCGATAACGTTCATCGTATTAGTTATAATTATGGGGATACCATAAGTATTTGCATACGCTCTACAAAGGGCTTCCTGCGACGCCTTACTCGCTGAGTAAGGGTTACCAGGGTTCAGTCTGTCTCCTTCACAATAGTTTAATCCAATGGGGGCTGTTCCGTATACTTCATCAGTAGAAAACTGAACGAATTTTTTTAACCCTTTTAACTCTTTCGCCCATTCTAACATATGCAGCATCAAGTTAACGTTATTCTGTACAAAAGGAACAGAGTTTTCAATTGAATTATCAACGTGACTTTCGCTTGCCATATTAACAATATAATCAAGCTGGCCTACTTCTTGCTTAACTCCATCAGAAATAGGCATAGTTAAATCGACTGGAAAAATTTTCACTCTTGGGTTATTAATACATTTTATTCCTCTAAGCCGGTCAAACCCCGAAGAAGCGTAAGACAATTTGTCAAAAATAACTACTTCCCAATCGGTATTCTTCAAAAAATGCTCGACAAAATGATGCCCGACGAAACCGCACCCTCCTGTTATAAGTATTTTCATCCTTTTTCCTTTCATCTAAGATTTAAGGTATCTACATTCATATGTTACAACTGCTCGATACCATTGATTCTGGTCACCGTCTCTCACCATTTGCTGGTTCGTCCTTTCCATTAATATAGAAGTGTACCCTGTCGCCGTTGGTTTTGAATCATCATAAAGATTTACAAGCGCCTGATACGCCGCTAACCTTAAAAGGTTTGTTTCAGCATAGACATCAAACTGAATTGTCACTATCTCAAAACGTCTATCCGCAAACCAGTAATCAGGATAACCACTCACCATAAAATATGTGGCGTAAGTGGGGGATGCTCCTTGCGGGGCCATCTCAATATAGAGTCCGCCAGGTAACGCAGTTTTTAGTGCAGCATTGCCACTGTACGCACTGTATACGCCTGTTAGGATGTTTTGCATTATTTTACCCTTCTACCGGCCTGTGCAGGTATCAAATCATACCCGTACCACCTTGCTACTTCGCAAACAGTATTAAAAGAAAGTAAAGGTTCTGCTTCAACGGAGACTTTATCTACGTGCAAATCAATAATGGCTTGCACTGTTTCACCCGCTCTCATCCGAATATCACAAGAACGAACACCTCCTATCTTACTACCGTCTTTATGTGAAAACTTGGCATTCTTTGTTATTAAACTTGAAGATATCTTAATAAAATTTTTACGCATCATATCATCCCTTCATTAAATTTTTCGATTGCTGCCTTGATGTTTCTGTCAAGCGCCGGTTTAAGAAATGGGTGCGCAGGGGTGTGGGGTGAACTCAGTGTCGGTCCAGCATGACCGTGCTCGATCAACCATGCCTGCATCGCCCCTTTACCGCCAGCTTTAACCATGTACCCACCGTCATCAAACTTACTCTTCTTTCGTTTGATAGACCTTCTCAAGTTACCTGACTTGTCAATAAATGCTGCCGAAGCTTTTGCGTCGACTTTTATCTTGTTTGCAATCTGCGCAGCCTTGTCATCAAGATACTCTTCAAGTTCTTTTTCAAACCCTTCAGTATACATCTCAAAAGTAACTTTAGCTGTTAATTTAGGCATCAGATAACCTCCTGGCAACGTAATACCATATAGTTATCTCTTTGATAATCTTCGGGGCCCCCTTGAATACGGTAGGTCTTTGTCTTGTGAATTACTCTACAAGTTGCAGTTATCCTTGTGTCCCGGCGCACCCTCAACTTAAACTCGACTTGAGACTCAAGCTTGTCAGCATACACCCTTTCCAGACCACGGACAGGAAGGTATTCAGCCCATTTAGGGGCGTTTACTAAAGTGGTGTAAGTGTCAATTGCTGCACCCATTCCATCGGAAGTGGTGGAGAGTTCTTGTATCGTTATAGGCTGATCGAGCTTACCAATTCTCTGCATCTTTAACTCCTGTTAAACAGCCGGTAAGGTTGAAGCATTGAAATTATATACCCTGGAATTTCAGCATATTTATAATAGGGCCCAAGTAGGAAACTCTCTCGGTTTGCATACATATCGCTAACCATTACCATCGCTGCGACCTTAAGAACTTCAGGCACTACAATTGGGTCAACTCCATACCCACAAACAAACTCTATTTCAATGGGATTAGATGGATACAGGGTGTCGTTTGGCCACGTCTTATCTACCCCTAAAATAACCCGACCGGGGTCAGATGTCGTGTCAACAATGTATTCTGACGCTGCTAAAGTAGACTGATCATTGTCTTCATCTGTGTACTTTATTGCAGTAACGGATTGAAGATTACCAAAAGGAAGAGTGAAAAAATTTTTAGGCCAATCATCTGCATAAGCTTTCCACGTTTGAGTGATTAACCTACGGTTAGTTATATTTTCAACCTGTACCGTTGCCGCGAGTATAAGAGACGCTATTAAGTTATCAGACTCAGCGTGATCCACTACTAAATGGTCTTTTACTTCTTCTAATTGTAAGAAAATTCCAGTTGGTTTTGTAACAAGCACTGTTTTCATGTAGCTGTTATCTTCAAATTGGTTCATGTTGTAATAACCCTCGTGTAAACCTACTTTAAACTGCTCATAAACCCGTAACCATTATTTACCTCTTATCCGTTTGGTGTGCTCAGCTCAAATACATATTGCTGATTTAAGACTAAATCCACTACGTTATCGGTGTAATCATCTTCATAATAAAGTGTTAACCTCCCTCCATCTGGGACTAAATAAGGTGATACTACTAAATCCCTATCCATTGCTCCGGGTGCTAAAATATGAACTAAAATTGTGTTGACTATTTCCCCATCTGTATTTGTAATCACTAAACTAATGTGCGCGTTCTCCCCTGGCGCAGCCAGTGCATGAGAAGCGTTATGTAGCACCCATATAACACGTTGGATATAAACATCTTGTGTTGAAAATACCCCTCATCATCAGAAAGGTTAAAACGATGTATCCTACCAGTATCGACTTCACGCCACCGAGAACCGTTAGGAGGAGCATTCCCGGTAGCGGACGACGGTTTAGTTTCCGAGCTTAATCCAGAAAAGTTTTTTACTGCTGTTTCAAAAGTGTTAGACATTAAACGTCCACTTCTTCCCAGACAAAACCAAAAAGCATAACATCGCCACTTGCCAAAAGTGTGTCCGTAGCAATCGCATACCCAGGTGGAACTACAATTTGTCCATCAATATCAAACACAGTTGGGCCTGAAATCAGATCAGTTGTAATGTTGGTTCCCAGAGTTCCTATGTGTTTTACGACAACGCCAGATGCACCTGTTATAGTAGCGGCTGCGTCAGCTATCGCTGAAGATGTAGCAGCACCCCATTTACCATTCCTAACTGTAATATCTGCTGCATAACCTGCGTGTGTCGGTGTGATTACAAGTGATAAATTTGTATCCGCCACTGGGCTATCCGTCATTGCATAATTAAACTCATGCATGATATAGTTTTTTCCGCTCGTACTCGGATTTAAAATCGCAAGTCCTGTAAAAGTATTGTGGAGAGTAGTACTTGTTGTCACATGTGCTTGGTTACAAGCGCTAAAGACTCTTCCTGCTAAAGTCGCTTCCGCTAATTTCCCACCGCCGCTTACCACTACCAATTTTCGATCATCGTCAATTAAGGGTGCCCGTCCGACACCGGCTGAAGTTTTTGCGTACATTTGTTATTTCCCCTTTGTTAATCGTTAAACTTGCCTAAGTGCATTTATCATACGCAGATCTTGTTCCCAAGTTCCATCGTGATAAATGTATTCATCACCTGTGTCTATAACATGGATGGTTGACCCCTCCCTGATTGCTGTATCAGGGAAAGAGTCTGAAGATACCACGTTAAAGTGTTGTATTACTGTTTGTAATTTAATAGCCATGATTTCCCTCTATTAAGCTGCTACCATTGAAGCGCCCTCATCAAGTGGGATGTACCATACAGACCATTTGACTGTTCCTGTGGCCGGAGAAGCAGATGAAGTAAGATTCAAGCTACCTGTTTTTAACACCCATTCGCTCGCAGTACTAAAATCAGCCGCACTTGAACCAACAGATAATGTCAATGCTGATCCAACCGCTGTCGGCAGCGTCATCATCCTACCTGGGGCAAAGCTTTGTATGTCAGCGCTATCGATGCACAAGGCAGTAACTACTGCCGTTGCATCTGTGGTTAAGTGTGATATGTTCAGTAGGGTAGCCGTCGCATGTATGGCAACAGAAACCTCGCCCAATAACCCAGTTAATAAAACACGACCACCTGTTACAGTGAATAAAGGGATAACAGCTCCTGTTGTCAATGCTACTGCTGTTTTGTCAACTCTCATTCCTGTTACCAGATCTGCAATTCTCGCTCTTGTGCTTGGTGCGTAGTTAGCCATTTGTCAGCTCCTATTTAACTGTTTTTAGTTTATGCCTCTATCATTGAAGCGCCAGCATCAAGAGGAATGTACCATGCTGACCACTTAATAGTTCCGGTAACCGGAGCCGCCGAACCAAGGAGTTGTAAAGCTCCTGTTTTCAACACCCATTCGCTCGCAGTACTAAAATCAGCCGCACTTGAACCAGTTGATATAGTCAATGCCGTTCCAACCGCTGTCGGTAATGTGAACATTCTACCGGGGTCCATGCCTGTGATATTCCCACTTACAGCAGACATGTATGTTAAAACTGCCGTTGCATCTGTAGTGGTGCTCAAAATCCGTAATGTGGTAGCGGTTGCTGCGATTTTAACTGAAATCTCGCCCAACAGACCGGTCAATAGAACACGACCACCAGTTATAGTAAACAAATCTACGGTTGCAGCCGTTACCAATGCTGCTGCTCTCTCAACCCGCATACCTGTAACAAGGTCTGCGATTCTCGCTCTCGTGCTTGGTGCATAGTTAGCCATTTGTCAGCTCCTATTTTGTTGGTTTACTCCGTTTTGTTGTTTTTTTTGGAACAACGGTTTCTTTTTTGTCCTTCACTTCAACTTTTTTTTCTGCTTCAACTTTTTTTTCTGCTTCAACTTTTTTTTCTGCTTCAACTTTTTTTTCTGCTTCAACTTTTTTGTCCTTCACTTCAACTTTTTTTTCTGCTTCAACTTCAGCCTGTTCTGCTGCATAAATGTTATCAAGATATTTTTGATATGTGATAGCCTTCCCATCCTGACATAAGCGTCTTGCAAGAGAACGTTCAATAAAATAGGCTTTACCAATTTTGTGCCCATCGTGAGACTTTGTGTAAACAATTTTCATTGTCATGGTTAATCCTCCACTTTTTTAACTTCTGGCAATAACTCAGGCTGATGGTATGTTACATACGCAGGATACAGTGGTCTGCTACCACTATAAAGGCTATATGTAGGATCACCATTCTTCCACGCCCATTCAATCCAACGGCGTTTTATATTCCAAATTAAATGCTCAGGTTGTTTTAACGTAATATCGCTCCTGGCAACATGTTCATCAACCAAGTCTTCAATGAAATTTTGTTCTGGTGTTATATCCCACAAACTCGAATCGCCAATGAGATGCTCATATTCTGTGCAAGCTCGTTTTAAAATAACTCTGGTCGTTCTTCCTTTGTCGTCAATTTCATCCACCAAAGGTGCTGTCACTTCATTCTCAGACAAAGCTTTTTTCACTGCCCCATAACATTCCAGACCCGCTACATGGCTTTTGTTATAAAAATACCCGCCGTACAACCCAGGCACAGAATCACGAACCTCAATCCCGCATTTAGATGGCCGATCAAGTGTCTTTTCAATTTCTAATAACGTAAAGAGTTGTTGTAACGTTCTGGGTTTAACAACGACTTTCCAACACGATTGGCACTTACGCGGCACAAATTTTTGTGCTTCTGGTAATTTAGGCACGATAAGGTTAAATGTTATTTGATGCCATAACCCACAATCAAAACCAGGCATATGTTTAACGTGAATCCAAGGTGTGTCTTTTGCAATCTGTGTCTGTTTTGGTTCAAGCTTCCCATCCACATGTCTTAAAATGTACCCACCCCCGTCAAGCAACGGTTTCAACATTTCAATAATGTCATACGCTCTAAAATGGTCATACGGATTTTTTATGTAGTTTTCAGTCACTCCTCTTTCCTTTCTTTTTATATAGGCTGCTCAATTAAGAGCAGCCCATGTTTATGTTATTGTTACTATAACGTTGTAGGCGGAGAATCTTGCTGGTATCTCAACCCGGTTAAAATACATACTGCACTACGCAGCCCAGTCGCTCCAACAGCAGCCCCGTTAAGCCTGATTGCACTGACTGGAGTTGACACTGATACAGATGACGTGGATACCGAAAGCGTACCCAATTCTGCTGCCAATACTTCAACAACGACCATTGTACTATTAAACGAACTTGGAATAGTGGCAACTGACGCAGAAACGACTGACGTACTTTTCGTAAATGTGTCACCTGACAGAGTATGGATATACGTTAACGTACCATCGGCAGATGCTAAGCTTGTTGCATTTGTCCCACTCGTGTCTGTTGCAACTGCAATTGTCAATGCGTAGGAACTCGACATTGCGCCATGGTCAACCAAAAAGGTTGCTTTCGTAGCATTTTTCATGCTCACCCAATCGGTTACAATCGCTGTTCCGGTTGCATCTATGGGGTGTTGGAAAACGTTTACTTTCGTGTTTTCAGTAATATCAAACATTTTATGTCCTCACTATTGTTAAATTGTTAACCGTTATCAATACTATCTTGTTGCAAGGGCAACAAAATGGCTGAGAGTGTTAGTTCCTTTAAACGGGGTGATAGCTGAACCAAGCACTGGTTGACCATCCCAACGATAAGTAAATCTGAAAACAGATTCATCTACGAGAAACTGTACGTGAATTGAAACATCTCCTTTCAAGCCACCTTTATCAATCGCTTTATACTGAGAAAAATCACACAACATAATATCCCCAGTGGTTCCCACCGTCTGACATTGCTCAATGGGGACAACAGGTCGTCCAAAAAGTGTTCCGTAAGGAGCCGCCGAAGCGCCGCCCGCTGGCATGTATACCGGAACTCCACCAGTACCAACTGCGATTGACATCTGATTTAACTGAGGCTCACAGTCCTGATTAATTACCCAAACTGCGTTTGGCCGAGATTTAGCCATCAGTCTTGACCACATGTTGTTGATATTTTCAAAAACAATCGTGCCTGCTGTCTGACCCGCTTCTGCGTCAACAGTCACAACACAACCCGAATTCATGATACCGAGTGCTTCACCAGCGCCCGTACCATTTATAATCTGATCTGTGATTTTGAAATCAAACTCGTCTTTAAACCCTGTCTGAATAATCTGGGCGAGTGCATTTGAATCTTCAAGATTTTCATCTGTGGCATAACAAAGTCCCATGAGTTTATTGAGTTTTAACTCGATCTGACGGAACTTGGGTTTACTTGCTGTTGCTGCTGCTGCTTCGGCAACGGTGTAAACAACAATCCCACCGGCTCTCGACCCGTTTACACGACTTGTCTCATCAAGCCCGTTAAAGGCCATCCCATTTTTATTACCTGAAAGAGTAATTTTTGAAATTTTTGGAAGAATTACTCCTGAATCCCAAACGTTTTTAAGGATTTCATTTGAATATTCAGTCTGAACCAAAAAACCACCATCTGACGGAGTCGTTTCATTGAGCCCGGTAGCTGCGTTATAGAGCCTTGGATCTACGGTACCGCCTGCAAGACCTGCTTGCATTATGGCTGCCATGTTTTGCCCAAAGGAGTCAAACGTGTCCCTGGACCGATTATTGATGCCTACTTCATAAACAGGCGTAGTTTTATCTGCGGGGGTGTCTTTAACAACAGTCTTTGCTTCTGCGGGTTTCCCCATCCGGGCAAGAACCACTTCCTGTCGTTCAGCAGCCATAACGATTGTTTCAGTTTCTTCGATTCTATTCAATATGTCAGTTTTCAAATTGATTTCAAGGGGGGTGAGATCACGATTTTCTGCAATCGCTTTTGCGTCAAGATCCCCAATCTTTTTTGACAGATTAGCAATATCTTCTCTGTACTGTGTTACTGTTTTCATATGTTACTCCGTATATGCTTATTTTTTGGTTGATTTTTTATTCTTCCTTCGGGTGCGGCGAAGGTGCTATATCTTCAGCTCTTGCCAACAGTTCTGTTGTTGTCAGCAATTCAGCCCTCTCCAGCAGGTCAGTGGTTGGGTCATTAATAACAAGATCCTCTTCTGCAACAACGTCCCGTTGTTCTTCAGTAAGAACTTTCTCGTCTTTGACTTCAACCACAACGTCCCGTTGAGTTTCATCAATGACGAGATCCAGTTTCGTCTCGACAACAACGTCTCGTTGTTCCGCTTCAAAACCTTCTGCAATTATCCCTTTCGCTTGTTTTGTGCTACATCCAGCATCCCGCAAGATGTGCTCTATTTCCCTTGCTGTTAATTCTTTATCTTTATTTTTTAATTTATCCGGCACTTTTGCAAATACCGACAGGTCAAATGTTGTGACAGTAGAAGCTTTCTCTTTGCTCACGTCAGCAATACTGTCAATGAAGCCTTCGTCAAGGGCTTCTTGTGCCGTCATCCATGTTTCTTCTAACATCATGTCAAAAGCTTCTTCTTCCTTTTTACCGGATTTATCAGTGTAGACTTTTGCAATCGTGCCACGAATTTTATCCAGTAAATCAGCTTCCTTCCGCATTTCTTCTGCATCCCCTGCCACAAAAGACCATGGCTCATGGATCATCAAAAAGGCGTTTTCAGCCATTATAACTTCATCTGCCGCCATGACTATCACTGAGGCAATAGAAGCGGCGAGCCCGTCTACGTAGGCGACCGTTTTAGAAGAATGCTGTTTGATAGCGTTAAAAATTGTGAGTCCTTCAAAAACAGACCCCCCCGGAGAATTCACACGTATATTAATTACTTTTGAAGTAATCTTATTAAAATCTTTAACAAATTCCTCCGCGCCTATCCCCCACCAGGAAATCTCATCATAGATATAAACGGTTGTTTCGTCCGCTTTGTTTTCAACCCTGTACGCTGTGCGCCCTTTCCTTTGAAATGGACTTCTGTTTTCAATTCTCATAGCATCGTCCTTGTTTATTATTCGGGTAGGGCATCATTACCCTCCTCATTAGCATTTACTTTAACTGAGTTTTTTCCAACGTCTTCAAGTTTTTGCATGTTAAGCGGAACAAGATGAATGTCTCCACCTTCAATCGGATTCATGTCTTCTTTTTCAAGGACCATATTTATGCTAAACACGCCTCTATCCAACATTACTTTATAGTATTCTGCCCTGTCTTTACTGCTGCCTCGTAATAAACCCGCAAGAACGTGCTTAAAGTAACGACCTGTTTTAAACTGATTTACCGATAATAGCTGTTGGTTATAGCTCTGCTCAAGCCTTACCACCCATGGGAGTAGACTATCTACTACAAAAGACGTTTGTTCTGCTTCGATATTGTTAAACGATGATTTTGTTAAATCTTTAAGCTTGTGTGGGGGTAGGTTAAACCACCTTGCGATTTCCGGTATCTGAAACTGTCTACTTTCAATAAACTGCGAATCATTTGGGTTAATACCTAATGTTTGCATTTTCATACCCTCTTCGAGAAGCATGAGTCTATGGCTCTTACCGAGACCCGAATGGGCTACCATTAGTGAATCTTTAAGATTCTTATGCGCTGGTTCGGTCAATTTACCTGGATGTTCAACTATCGTGCCTGGATGTGTCCCGTTACCGAAAAAGTTGCTCCCGAATGTTTCCATTGCTTTGGCGAGACCAATGCCCCTACTCGCCATAGTGATTACCGAGTAACCAACAAACCCGTCGAAACCTAAACCTGCAACATGTAAAATGTTTTCTCTCGGTAAAACAACGGTTTCTCCATCAACAGCTATTTCATACACCATATTCCCGTCTTTCATCTTCGGAGTTACTCGATTTGGTGTAATAGGCCACAACTCAATGACATTCCCATATGTATCTATCACTTTTTCGGCGTAGCCATTGCCCCACGTTAACGTATGAGACAGTAAACACTCTCTAACTGCCATTGCTGTCATAAAAGGGTTTGCTGCTGAATGCATTGTTCGGTATAAAGGAAGTGTTGTTGCGGGGAGTGTTTCTCTACCACGCCGCTGCATGAGATGGAGTGGAAGTGCGCCAATAGTGCCAGATATAAGCGATATAGCGTTCCAAACTGCGGAGTATGTTAAAGCTGTGTATTCATTTACATCTTCGCCAGAAGGTGTCTGGTTTCCGGCAAGACTCCATAGGGCTGAATTCCACATCTTTTCATCTGAGACACGATTTATGGAGAACAAATTCTTAAAAAAGCCCAAATTCTTGCTCCTAATCAATTGATTTTAGAGCTATTCTACAATGGCTTACAAGGAAATTGCAAGGCGGTGGGATGGAAAGTGTGAAGATTGGGTTGTTTTGAGGTGTTTTAGGAAAAATAAGATAAAAATGCCCAGGTTAGGCGACTTTGCGTCTTAGCCCGGGCATTACCGTTCGTCTTTTTTGCCCCATTTTCTACGTTAGGGGGATCAGTTTATAATTGACAATGAGCAGACAGAGGCCGCTTCTCTGCGCTCCTTAAACCACTTTCCGGTAGGACTGCGTGGTCTTACTGTGACCACAGGCCCGATAATGCCTGTATAAAATGTGGGCCACAGTTTAATGTATTGACTCATTTATTCTCCCTTGTTTTATTTAAACGCTGCGACATTCATACTGTAACTTCCGTCTTTTCTTTTAATGGTATCTGTGACAAGCAGCTCCGCTCCACACATGTTAAGAACTTTCCCGATTATTTCTGTGAAAAAAGCTTCGTCTCTAACGTGATCTTTCTTACAAGAGACGGTTCCTTCAAATTCATCCCACTCTACTTGCTGGAAAATTGGTTTTAAAGGCATCGCTATTCTCTCCTTAACTTTTTTACGTACTGCTCGATAATGTGACGAAGAAAAGAACTAACTGTATGACCCTTTACTTTGGCTTCTTTTTTGACAGAGTTAATGGTTTCTTCATCTAACTTTACCTGGATTGTCTTTTTCATAGGTTGTCTTTCTGTTTATTGTTGTGGTAAATCTTCGTCTGTGAAGATAAGCTTTCTCGTTGTTTTAAAATTAGCGCAACTTTTACATGTCGGGATATTGTCCGTTTTACCGGAAAAATCAAAACATGTAGCTCTTGACAAGAGCCTATCGTTTTGATCAGGGCATTGTATAAGTTCCTCTCCAATCTGGTCAGGTGTTTGTAAATGCTCCCCGATAGCGAGGATATTGTGTCCGTTTATTACCTTTTTGATAAGACTGGGCTGTTTTGCCGCTATGGCCAAATCAGTCGCGAGCTTTACCCATTTATGCTTTTCTTTATGCATACTAAGTTTTATTTTTATTTCGCTTACTTTTATCTCCCCTCTTTCAAACTGAACCATCATCCTGTCAATATCTTTAATTGCACTACCCATTAATGACATCTCTAATCTCCTTTATCTTAGATTTATATTCCATTTCGTCCAAACTACACTCTGTAATAAAAATTGCTGTTTTATATATGCTGTTAGCTTCGGCCCATTCCTCGTCGCGTATGGCCCCTAACAACAAACTCTCTACACTACTCTTACTACGTCCGTTAAACGGTTTGAAACTAATTGCGTCTGATAACTTGGTGAAACAATCAGTGCTACAACAGTTTTGCCTTAATTGCCTTCTTGAATTAAGATTAACGTGGTTTGTTTCTTTGTTGAATGTAGTAAACTCACTCTTTTGAGCGTCGGTTAGCCTATCTTTCTGCCCCCAAGAAAAATCTTCTTTCGTCGTTAAGGTTGACCCAAGGCACACGGGACAAATTATTTAATCTAAGCGGCAGCATGCTCTTCTGCTTTTTGTTCTGTAACATGTCGTACATAAATCAATGCCAAATTCACTAACGCCTCTTTCCTCGAAATCGTAGTATTTAGGGAAATGCGTAGAATCAACAAGGTAGTCATTTGGGTTCGCCCTATCATCAAGCCAATAACTCATGTCTTTTTCATAATCCCATAGGATTCGATTACATCCACCGCATTTTTTTATGTGGTTATAGGTTTTTTCTAAATACAATCCCTTCTTTCTGCATTCTCTACAAATACCCCGATGGTGGAGACCGTTGTACTGCCATCGGCTTTTTAGAAATTGTAAGGTGCTTTTTTTAGTGCCGCATATGTTGCAGATTCGTTTCACGTCTCTTCTCCTCAATAAAAACAATCTCTCATAATCCTTTATACTGCTACGTATTACCTTTGTCAAGCACTAAAATTAATTTATTCAGTTAAATTAATTTCATAGGATAAAACAGAAACCCTTGTAACACGAACTGTCCCGGCAATCTTAACTGCTTCCAGGTGCCCGCGCTCACACCATTTATGTATGGTCCGACGAGTAACAGAAAAATACGCCGCTGCTTCATCTGGCCTTATTAACGTTTTATAAGGTAAACTTTCGACTTTTTTCGGCGGAGCGGGCGGAGGATCTGGTCTTTTTATGCCTTTTGGCATTTCATTTGAACCTTTTTTCATTATTTTTCCTTATAATATCAATAAGTTAAAGCGTTATTACGCCACGAGTTTCATACACCGATGGTCCTTCTTTCTCAATCTTAGCCACGATACCAAAAGCATTTGACATAGCCGCCAGACCATCAATTCTTCCTTTTGCTTTAGCCTTATCGAGCTTTCTATTACCTGCCGGATCTTTAGCTACTACTGCATTGGCAGCGCACATCTTTAGTACCGGGTGTCCCCCGTGAGCGATATGACCATTTAAAAAAGCTTCTTCCATATCGTCTAACGCGGGTGCTTGGTCCTTGTACCCCTGTCCATAGGGTTCCAGTGGAAACTCAACCCCCACTCGTTCCATTGCTTTCTTGAAAACGTCAATCCTCCACCTGTCAAACCCAATGGACGCGATAGTACAGTTCGACAATATTTCAACCATCCTCTCGACCACAAAGTCATAATCGACAGTAGCTCCCGGGGTAGTTTCAATAAAACCGTCTTTCGCCCACTGGTCATAAGGTGCCCCGTCTCTATGCGCTCGGTCTTTCAGTCCGATTTCAGGGGTAAAAAAAAACACTCTTGTGTGCCAAACCTTCTCAACCTGCCAAATAACGGCTAAAGCGGTTAAATCCGTTCTTGCTGAGAGATCCAAACCACAGTAAACTTCGACTCCATCTATCTCATCCGGTATTGCGTCGCAAGACTCGAACACTGCTTTTGATATAAATGGTGACGACACATCGATTCTCTGGTTAAGGTATAAGTTACGGAAAGAACTCTCCATGGAAGGCATACGTTGAGCTTTTGCTGCAAAGTCTCGCATTTCGGTCAAGCTTCTAAAGTCACCGAGTGCAGGGTTGGCCAGATACCAGTTTTCTTCGTCCCAAATATCGTATTCTTCGGGTACTTGGTATAAAAAACTGATAAAAGTCGGGTCTATTATCTCACCTTCTCTCACCTTTTCCCCATAATCAATCAATTCTGATAGCAGTGCAATCTCATTTGGCGCCTGGGTCGAAAAGGTCCAGACCATGGGCTCCTCGTGCGCAGCCGTGGAGGTCAATAATGCGTCATATAACGTACGGTCATTGCCGAATTCTGCCAACTCATCGAAGGCAATAAAAGAAGACGATTTTCCCATCTTACCTTTTTTTTCACCGGATAAAACAGAATAGGCAGACCCACTAACGGGGTCAAATATATGTTTTCTTGATTCAGTTACATTAAGACGTTGGGAAAGTGCTTCGTTCATGTAGACAACATTTTTAGCGTAATTGAATAAAACCCCTGCTTGCTCCCTGTCAATACTGAGACTATAAAGTTGACCATTGCGAACAGCTTCAGGCCCACATAGATGGCAGATTACCAGGAATGAAACTATCGATGTTTTAGCGTTTTTTCTCGCCATTGAGAGTACCGCTTGGCGTATTAAACGCCTCCCGTTCTCATCACAGGGGTCGTAAGCCGCACGAATGATGTCTTTTTCCCAACCGCGTAAAACAACAGGCTTCCCCGCCCACTTGCCGTCTGGGAGACGCATCATCTCAATAAACTTAATTATTCTGTCTGATCGTTTAACTGCCATTCACCAAAAGCCTTTTCATTGTTTGATGGTCTCGATTTTTCCCAACAATCATCACAAACTTGACAACACCCTGCGGTAGAATTGAGACCAAACTCATCCTTTAGTTCAGCCAATGCTTCTTCCTCTGGTCCGCCCTCGCCTAAAACCCCACACACCGAACAAATAAAAGTTGAAACTTTTCATTTCTGCTCCCCTTCAGCTATCGCCGCTTTAGTTAAGGCTATTGTGCTTTCCATATATTTGTTTTTAGCCTTGAGGCAATCAATATGTGAATGAAATACCTTCATTTCTTTTCTACAGTTGCAACATACTTCTACCCACAAACCACCTGATGCCTCCCTGTACTCATAAAAAACTCTTGCTTTATGCTCACACAGTATTTCTCTAACGTGTTTTTCAAGACGCCTTACTGTCTCTTCTAATTCTTCAATCCTTTTTTTAAAAAACATTTTTCTCCACCCTTTACAGTTTATCCGCTAAACATCAACCCGTCCATGCCACTACCGGTTTCTTCCTTGGGTTTCGACGCTGCTGTCTTTACCCCCTTTGTTCTTAACTTAGTCGATATCGCACCCATAGAAGCTGCTGTCTCTTTCATTATTTTGTACCAGGGGTTCTCTGTATAGACGTATTGTTTTTCTACTTCTGGTTTTTCTACTTCTGGTTTATCTAAATCCCCAAAGGTTTTGAGATCTGGTGGAATATAAACTTCATTTTGAATGATAGAACCGAACTCCTCAACCTTTTTGGTGGCAAGGTACCTTTGGTTCTCTGTGTCACAAAACGCTGCCAACAGAACAATCGCTTCATTGTCAAAAGTGCCAACGGGGTTATCCTTGACTATCCTTTTGAAAAGATTTCTTGACCTGGCCACCATCCCAAACGGGGGCAGCGGTCTTTTTGGTACTGTTGGATTTACCACTGCCAATTTTCCTTGGGGTTTTGGTCCACGTTTTCCGATGGCGTTACCTCCTTTTATCTAATATGGTGCTTTAAAAATTTTTATCCATGCCAAACAGGGAAAAAATAATGTAATGGTCACTTGCATAGCGCAGCGGTGACAAGTGTACTATTTTATTGGCGGATTTACTCCGCAACGCTCTTGAGCTATATTCACATATTTTTCTGATATATCTACACCAATAAAATTACGGTTATTTGCTTGAGCCATTTTTAAAGTTGTGCCAGATCCACACATTGGATCAAACACAATATCAGATTCATTTGTCCAGGATACTATATGGTCATTGGCAAGTTTCTCTGGGAATGGTGCTGGATGCCCTTTTACGTTCTGCGTTGGTACAATCCAAACGTTATATCTTTGACCAAATTCTCCTACAGTTTTAATTTTATCTGATCGGACCATCTCACCAGATGATTTCCTTGAAGGTGATACTTTTCTAACTCCGACACGTTTGTTTTTTCTATCTTTTATGGAATTAAATGTTTTCGGTTTGCCTTTTGAGAAAATAAACATATATTCAAATATTTGATGGTGTCTATTATTTGATGGATTTGAAAAGTTATTTTTTTGATATATCATTGTATCATGTAGGTTAAACCCTATTTCTTTGAAGTATAAAGCCTGTTTAAAACTCGTACCTGTTTCAGAACCTTTAACACAAGCATCTCCGACAACCCAAACCACAACACCTCCAGGTTTTGTGACCCTTAATAGTTGATTTGCTATACCTTCAAAATCAAAGTCAAAGCCATTGTAATTCCTTAGATTATCATATGGTGGGCTTGTGACGGTTAAGTCAATACAATTATTCGGGAATGTTTTCATAATTTCTTTGCAATCACCTTGATATATCTTATTCGTTTCCATATTTGTCCTTTCCTATAACCGGTTTATCCGGTTCATGCACTGATTGGTCTTGCTCGCCAAGAGCCAATAATTTAGTTCAGCGTTGAGCGTAGCGAACACGACTGCAACGGCTTATTATCGATTTTTTAACCACCGTCTTCTTTGTCCGGTTGATCTATTGTTTCTCCTAGCAGCCATAGCGAGTTTACCGTCCTCGAAGACAAACACCACGTCATGAACCAAACCACAATCACAACAGGCTATCCTATATACTTCACCGGTTGGAATTTCAAAACCTTCTCCATCTTCTCGCTGTATAAAATCAGTCATAATTATTGCCTTCCATTACTTGGGTGATGCCCAACTTTTTTAGGGTTTTTAGATCCTTCCCTAACCCAATTAGATTGTTTAGCCTTTCGCCTATCCCTGCGTTTTGATTTTTTCCGTTTCTTTTTTCTTCCGCGCCCCATGATTTCCTCCAAGGAAAAATAATGTAATGGTCACTTGCATAGCGCAGCGGTGACAAGTGTACTATTTGATTGGCGGGATTTTCCAATATTTTAAGTTAGTTCGGTCTTATCGCATCATGTGCGTCTGGTCCGTAAACATGTATTTCGTCACCCCATCTTTGCAACATTCCAGAATATGTTATGCCATTATCAGGTATTTTTTTAAGTCTAAAATAAACCTCGGCTCCACCATACGAGTTAAACCCCCAGAATCCCCATTGGAATCCTTCATAATCCATAACAGTAAAACCTTGCTTATCCCATTTAGATTCTGCCCTATCCTTAACATAGTCTAAATTTCCAGAGCCGCAACTAATTAGTGATAGACAAATAATTGATGCAAAGAATACCATGATAAATCTTTTCATTTTATTTTTCCTTTTAGGTTCAGATAACAAATAACAGCAGCCTTTTTGCTGATAAACGGATCATCAAAGTTTGCTTGTAATGCTTTGGGTGTCACCATAGTGTCTCCTTGTCTTATAAGTAGGGCGTTATCCCCATTGATTTGCCATTGCTTCTGCTACTCCACGGAGCGTGGTGCTTCTTACTTTCCATCTGTCTGGGCCTGGCGCTGCATGATGGCACCTACCTCTTTCTTTGGCAGGAAGTAATTTCATCTCTTCCTCAACGTCATTTGTCTTTATTAGCCTTGGAAGGTTTTTCAACCATAGCCCTGTCATCTTTGTCTCAGGATGCCCGAACCACCAAGGCTGGATATACTGATCAGCTTTTCTTATATGAGATGAAATAACACCCTTTGGGTTTTCAAGGCATATTTTTTTGATCCCGCAATTTAAAAGCCTATGAACAAACAGCATAGAATCCAAACGATTTTTCCATCTTTCTGGGTTGTTTGGAAAATACTTGTTTGCTGCAACCGTCAGATATGTGCAGGGGGGATGGGCAACCATCAGATCCCAACCGTCCTGGATGATATCGAATACGTCTCCTTGGTAATGGGGACCTGGTGACTCGGTAGGTAGCAAGTCACAGGAAATTGCATTATGCCCCCTTGCTAAGAACGCATCCCTTACCCTACCTGAGTACTCACATGCGATTAAGACTCTCATTTCAAATCCTTAGACTAATAAATATTCGGTTATACGTTCAACCATCCACAACCACATTGTTGGCACATGTTATTTCTCCTTAAAGTTCAAAACGTACCCTACATCTATCTACCATGTAATCGCAGTAAAAACCCGGCATACTGGTGTTGATCATCACAATCTCCACTGCGCATGGCGATACCCCTGTTTCGGTTTTAAAGTCTTCAACTAAAGTATGTATATCAGTCTCAAGTTTTCGTTTTTTCTCTATAAGTTCTTCTATGTTCATTCTCTCCTCCTTATACATTCCAGTGATGGTTAGGGTCTTTAGGGGTTCCATCTTTATCACATCCTCGGTTCTTATCCCTTTTGTGGTGCTGCTCATGACACGAATGACAACTGCTCAAAAGATTCTTTATGTCAAGACGCTTTTCCGGGTAAAATTCTACTTCATCAATGTGGTGAACAAGTGTTGCTTTAACATATCTATCGTGCTCAAGGCACCACTCGCATAACGGGTTTCTGGCGAGTTTCATTGCTCTCAGTTTCACCCATTTTGAGTCGTAACCTCTTTCACTTGCGGAAGGACGTTTCACTATGTCTCTAAACCCCTCGCTTTTATTAACTCAAGCGCTTCACGCTTTGAAAACCCAACGCTCACCAGTGCGTCGTATCTATCTTTGTAAAATCTCGCCGCCGTGTATGTAGAAGCTACTACTCTCATATACGTCTCCTGCGACATACCATTAACAATGATCTCATCTTCCAATTTTTTTGCCATCACTCCATCCCCGCCATATAGGACTTGGTGCATCTAAGATAAGTATCGTCTCTAAAGTCTTCAATCAGCCGCTGTTGATTCTCTGCTACACTCATGCGAGGCACGTCGTATGCCTTAATCATAAGCCTTCTAAGCAATTTAACCGTAACATTATCGCCCTTAAGCGTTCCCATTAACTTCTGCATGGACCCACCACTCTGTCGGTATGTCATAATCTTTTCGGCTACCCGACCCATGGCGGCACAGACTTCCGTGGGGCTGTTATCTGCATAAGAGACTGTGGTAAATAAAATGATGAGTACCGTGATTAGAATTTTCATTATATTACACCCTCCACTTCATGGTTTCTGCCCTTGCACGTTCTGATTCTGAGGGACTCTCTTGCCCACGAGACAGTTGCTTTTCCAGGTAATCAATTTCCTCTGCTGCGGATTTTATCTTATGAATATAGAACTGCTCAACCCAACTGTGATCAAAAATAGTACGACCGTCTCCCGGCCCTCTACTAAATAACGATGACCCCTCTCTTACCCGTGCAACAACGCAAGTTACCCTAACCCCCCGTTCTTTACACATATTTTTAACCCTATCCGCTTCTCGCTGCTCTGTGAAAACTATCCTATCCCCGTCCTTTACTGAGTTCACAAGAGACATTGTCCGACCCGAAGCTCTGGCCGACTGAAATACAATTCTTGCTGCACCTTTAATTGCTGTACCAATTCCAAAATGATCCATGTTAATTCTCCTCTTTCATTACATTAACAGTACGTCCGTTCCAAGAACCTCCTATTAGTAAGCATTTCATTTATCCTTCCCTCCTTTTTTCGTAGTTAGTACCCCCAATGCTCGCCTCACATGCTCTTCTGTATATCTTTTCCCCCCCGATGGGAGACGAAGGGGTGTTATCTTACCTGCTTTCTCCCAATAGATAAGAGTCCGTTTAGATATACCAATTACCTTTATAAATTCTTTTGCGGTTACTAATTGCACTGTTTCGTCGGCTCCTTGTTACTGTGGTTATAAAGACTTCCAATTTTCAACAACGTTTTCTAAAACCTTTAGATAAATTCCACTCTCTATACTTACCGCGACTTAACAACCTTGTCAACATAAATTGCACCACCTTGCACCTTTTTTTGCGTAGTTAAACACCGAAACTGCACGTAAAAG